GACTTTCAAGCACTTACCCGCCGCAAGGCGGGTTTGTGCTTTCTGGGCACTCAGCGCCGCAGCTCGATGCGAGTGATCCGGCCGCGGACGTCGAACACGATCGTCTCGAACAGTTCCCGCAGGGCGTCGTTGACCTCTTCTCTCGGTGCGCGCTGCAGGTAGTCGGGCATGGCTGCCAGAATGCGCGCCAGGCGATCCTGCTGGCTCGCTCGCCGACGGGTGCCACCGTGGTCCGCCAGGCTCCGCTGGGCCTCATCGACGTCCCGGTCGACCTCCTCCATCCGGGCGGCGAAGTCCTCATAGCTCAAGAGCCCATTCCCGAACGCCCGTTCGTAGCGGGCTCTCCGGCCAGGGGTGGCTTCCAGCACCTTCTGGGCACGCTGCACCGCGCCTGGGGCCGCCTGGGGCCGTGCAATCGGCAATTGGACGCCCTTGAACATCCGTTTCAGGCGCCGGGAGACCTCGGCCAAGACCTGGCTCTCGACGACGGCTACCCGCTTGTGCCCGTCCATCCGGCTGCAGCGCCACACGGCACGGTCTGGCTCCGAGCGCGGGCCATTCTCCTGGCGGTAGAGAGGTGCGCCACAAGTGCAGCGGAGCAGGCTGGTGAAGGCGAACCGCCGGCGGTGGATGCCGACGTTCCTCCGGCGCCGGCGCTCCAGCTCGGCCTGCAGTTCCTCGAACTCCTCCAGCGTCCAGATCGGCTCGTGCTTCCCCGGACCCTCGGACCACTGACGGCGCGGGATCCCGCGAACTCGGGACCGCTTCCCGGTGCGCGGGTCGGTGCGCGCCCGGGTCTTGCCGAAGGCGACGCGACCGGCGTAGAAAGGATTGGCCAAGATCCCGCGGATGGTGATGGGGTTCCAGGCCATGCCGCGGGGCGAGGGGATGCCTTCGCGGTTTAATGCCTCGGCGATCGTCCGGCTGCTCAGGCGTTCCCCGAGGTACATCTGACGGATCCGCTGCAGGATGGCGACCTGCTCGGGGATCTGGACCGGGACGACCTTGCGATCGGTCTCCCGCCCCGGCGGCTTGGCGTAGCCGTAGGGGATCGAGATCGCCGGCAGGCCCAGCTCCGTGACGCGGCGGGGCATGGCGTAGCGGTACTTGCGCCGCAGGTCGGAGATCTGCGCCCGGCTGATGATCTGGCTCAGCCCCTGCATCATGTTTGAGGTGTCGGAGGCGTACGGGTCGAAGCGTTCCGGAGGCAGCGGATCCACCGGCTGCGAGACGGAGAAGACCTGGCAGCCGTAGGCGGCCAGGGTGCGCGAGACCGGATCGAGCAGATCCCGCAAGCGGTTAAAGTCGTACAGCACCAGCAGGTTGAACCGGCCGGCGTGGGCGTCGTCGAGCAGGCGCCGCAGCTCGGGGATGGCCTGCTCGGCGTCGCGCAGGTTGACCCAGCGGGTGCGGGAGGCGCCGGGGACGACGTAGGGCCCGGCCGTCTCCTTCCAGCCGCGGGCGGTGATCAGCTGTCGGCAGGCCTCCTGCTGGGCAGGCAGGCTGGCCTTGTCCTCGGCGGCCTGCGTTTCCGTGGAAACGACGGCCCAGATAGCGCAGCGGAATGCGGTCATCGGCAGACTCAGCCAAGCATGAGCCGCTAAGTGCGAGTCATTTCGTCGCTGGTATCGACGGGCAGGGGAGGAGCGTCCGGGGGCTGGCCGGTGGGCCAGGAGTTCACCCAGATGCGGTAGTCGAGGTAGACGTACGGGACGCGGGCGATGAGCTCCTCGGCCCAGGCCACCCACCAGGCGGCCAGGCGCAGGAAGCGTGTGCGCTCGGCGGCGGCGAGGCGATTGGCGCCGGCCAGGGCACGCTCAAAGTGACGGTAGAGCTCGTCGCACATGGGGCCCCCTGTAGGAACACTCCCTCCCCCCATGATGGCGCGATCAGGGGGCGCGAGCAATCCCCTTCATGGTGGGGGAGGGAAGACCCGTTGCAGGTGGTGGGCCCCGGAGATCAGATGCTTGGGCTGACGGCTCAGGCTGGGACTGCGTGGAGGTGCATCGCTCGATCCGAGAATGCGTCCGCGTGTGCTACGTACGGGAACTGCCTGCGGCGAGCCTCGCTCGGGCTTCCGCCAAGTCGACCCGCCAGGCATTGATCAGCTCGGTGTGGCGGCGGACTTGGTCACGGGCACGGCTGCGCTTGGCGGCCTGTGTGATGGCGGCCAATGCGCCGGGGAGCGCGAGCAGGACCAGTGGCCAGAAGAACAAGAGGCCGATGACCCCTAAGAGGACGGCCACGAGCCCAATCGTGTACTGGGTGTTCGCTGCCTGAGCCTCGGCCTCTGCCCGCCGCCGCTCGTCTTCGACCGGAGGGAGGTCCGCTTCCAGCCTTAAGGTCGTGGCGAGAGGATCCTGTTCGCTCATGGGGCCCCCCTGGGTGTCTAGCGCGCGGCGCTGTCTTCCTCCCGGCGCAGCGCGACGGACACGGTGTCGATCTGCTCGAGGATGTTCGCGATCAGCTTATCCCGGACAGGGCCGTGGGGCAAGCTGTTGATTCGGCCCACCAAGGCGGCGATGTCCGGGGAGAGCCCGCTCGGATCGACGTACCAGTCGGGCAGGAAGAACTGGACGGGGCGCTCGAGTAGCTTGGCTAGGCGCTCGAGGTCGGAGAAGTCGATCGTCTGGTCCCCGCTCTCCCAGCGGCTCATACTGGCATGGGATACGCTGAATCTCCTGGCCAGCTCGCTGATTGACCAGCCGTGGGTTTCCCTGGCCTGCCGGATCTGCCCGCCGATGTACGCTTTGGTCTGCATGGGCTGATTCTAGGCCCCCTTGCGGCAGATGGGCCATTTTTGCACTTGACAAGCGGTACGGTTAGTGCATAATGAATGTGCGCCCAACGGATGGGCTTTTCTTTTCGGGGCAGCCGTACGGCATAAGGACAGGAACTGTGATCAAGAAGCTTAGCCCTCGAATGCAGCAGGTCGCCATCGCCAACGGGATGCCCGATGGCAAGCCGGCGGCTCAGCTGCGCCTCTTCCGCCGGTTCCTGGCGGACACGATCACCGAGCACGGCAACATGGCGGCGGCCGCCCCGGCTTTGGGGCTGGAGCAGAGCACGCTCTCGCGCTGGTGCCAGCTTCTGGAGATCGAGCGCAAGACGACGCGGATGGTCACGGCCAGGGTCGTAGCGACGGCGCCGGACTGACGAGCTTTCAGGGGGCCTCTCGGGGGATCCATGACGACGATCGACGAGCTCCGACAACCTGTCGCTGGTCAGAGTGAGATCGACGCGCACGCAGCCGCTGTACTGCGTGCGTCCCCATTCCGGATCACCGAGCAGGAGTGGGAGCAGTCTGCGCAGGAGAGCTCACTCGCGTGTCCGCTCGACACGGTCATGGTGAGCAATGGCTGGGGGATTGGGTACGTCAACCGGCTGGCCTCGGATGGCCAGCCTTTCGTTGAGCACCGCAGCATCCCAACGGATCGTCCCTGGCTCCGCCGGGTGTATGGCCTCTCCGAATCTGGCCAGGTGGAATACGCCGGCGAGATGAACTCGCACCGCTGGTGGATGCGCTTCACCGCCCGGTCGCGGCGGTCCGAGCGCTCTTACCGCCACGACGGCCTCTATCGCCGCAACGCCACCGGGCGCTACGGGGACGACTGAATGACCACGGCGCCGGCTGCTCTCTCCATCCCGGAGCTCGAAGTCGAGACCTTCCCGGCTAAAGCCAGCCGGCCGATCGATGAGATCTCTGCCCCCCTGACGCCGCTTCAGCGGTTCGCGCTGCGAATCGAGGAGTGGGTCGAGCGGGTCGAGGCGGAGGCAGGAGTGGACTTATGCCGTACGAGCGCCTGATCAACTGGTGGCTGTCGATCCGGGCGATCGTTCTGACATTCGCCCTGCTGGGTGTCTTGTACGCGTGGCCGCACGTGATGGGCCGCATCGGAGGGGCCGAAGACGGTGCGCAGGAGCGACGCTGATGAAGCGGAGCGTGAACGTCTCGAGGCTGCGCTCGCGGCTCTTGGTCGCGCTCGCCAGGCGCTTGAGTGGGTGGGCGCTCGCTTTGGTTCACTGGAGCGAGATCTGCCTGCGGAGTTTGTTGAAGGGCTGACGGACGACCTGCGCACGGCGCACAAGGCGCTCTCGCAAGGTCAGGCGTACCTGGGTGATGAGTGGCGAGCTTGGCAGCGGGCGCAGGGATACGCGGAGAGAGATCGGCGGGAGCGTGTGACGAGCTGAGCTCGTCCCCCGAAGGGGGACCACCATCCGCCCTACCTATCCCCCGGGGCTTGATCAGGATGGTGGCTCCCCTTCGGGGCATGGACGACCCCGGTGGTTCTCCTCCTTGGGACAGGCCGGGAGGGTACGCAGAGCCCTCCCGGCCAAGGGATCAGCAGCCAAGTGCCTAAGCCGGCATCCCCCGAATTGAAGCAGGCGCTGCTGGATGTGCTCAGAAGGCATCTGGGCCGGGCGAACAGGATCCCTCGCCGGCAGTTGCTGGCCGAGGTGAAAGCGCGTGTGGACGGCCACGTCTCGGATCGCGGGATGCGGGCGGCGATTGAGGAGCTGCGCGAGCGGCACGGCATCTGTTCGAGCAGCAGCTTCGGCGGCTACTGGTTGCCGGGCGGCGTCGAAGAGATCGACCGGACGATCGCCGAGTTCAAGGCTCGCATGGCGTCGTTCCACGGGACGGTGAGTTCGCTCGAGGTTGCCCGGGATCACTACGCCGCGCAGCCGCTCGAGCAGGGACATCTGCTTTGACCCCGGTCTTCATGGTCATGACGCCGACGGGCTGGCATGTGCAGTTCGGGGGCGCCCCCATACCACTGCTGCCAGAAGAGGCTGCATGGGAATTCTCCCGGCCGCTCCCGCAATTCGGATGCGATTTGCTTCCAGAGGAGGCTGCAATGGAGAAGTTCTGGGTCGTGATCGGGTCGCGCAACACCGTCTCTGCCCGGCATGCGAGCCCTCACCTAGCGGCCCGGGAAGCGGAGCGGCTATGCCGGGAAACGCAGAAGCCGTTCGTCGTGGCTGAGGCGGTGGCGGCCTGTGAGCCGTCGGCGGCGCCAGTGCGGTGGACGACGCTGAAGCGGCCGTCGTGAGCGATCCGAAGCGGTGGGCACTCCAACATCCATGAAGAGAGGACGATCGGGCGATCCGCTGCCGGCCGAGATGCCGATCGTCTCCCTGGCGACGGTGCGGGTCATCCGGCAAAGACATCGCGGACTCGGAAGCACGTTGACCGTGTTCGAGGCGCTGGTGTGGGATCCGACGGCCATCCGGGCCGTGCTGGATGAGACCAAGAGGCACCCGTTGGTGACGCTGCTGGCGAGGCGAGAGGGCGAATGAGCAACACGGCCTTGACGTTGGTTTGGGAGACGAGCAAGCAGGACGGAAGTCGGCTCCTGATCCTCTTGGCGGTTGCCGACAGCATTAACCGCGAGACAGGATCGACATTCCTCTCGCTGGACTATCTGGCGCAGAAGGCGCGCGTCTCTCGAAGGACGTTGCTTGATCAACTCGGGCCGCTCGAGGAGTCGAGTGAGCTCCACATTGCCCACGGATCGGGCCCGAGAGGCTGCAATGTCTACTCCCTGGGGACGTTCTATCAATGGGGTGCGAACTTCGCCCTCCCCTCGTCGGCGGTGGATGAGGGCAAAGCAGTACCCCCCGCATCTGGCGGCAGGGCGAAACTCGCACGGGGGCAATCTGACTACGCGGTTTCGCACCCATACCATATAGAACCAGATCCTCTTCCTCCGGGTCCTGAGGAAGAGGTACTAACAGGTACGGGTGCGAAATCCGCACCCCATTCTGCACCCTCCAAAGACCAAACCCCCTGGGTGCAGGCCCTCGCCATTCTGAGGAACGAAACCGGGCGCGCCGTCTTCGACACGTGGATCAGAGATACCGAGCTGGTGAGCCTGACCGCGTCCGAGTGTGTGATCGGCTGCAAGAACGAGTACGGGGCGGAGTGGCTGAGAGGCCACGAGGGGCTGAGGGTAAAGGATGCGCTGAGAGAGGCGCTCGGCCGCGATGTGTCCGTGAGGTTCGTCGTGGCCAGCAAGGAGGCAGCGTGACAGTCGAGGACCGGACATTCAACGGGACGCTCAAGGGCGTGAGGGTCAAGCCAGGCGACCTCGAGTCGACCGTCGAGATCAAGCTCGAGTTCCCGTTCAAGCAAGCTAGCGGCGGCGAAGTCGAGGCCAGCGCGGTGGACGTAACCTGGCTCGGGTACATGGCAGGCAAGAGCATCCAGGTAGTGCTGCGAGGCTGGCAGCCCGAGCTGTCACTGTTCGGGACGTTGGCACAGAAGGGGGAGAAGAACCCATGACGATCACAGACGTTGCACTCGAACTGATCAATCCGAATCCCTGGCAGACCAGGGATCACGAGGACACCGAACAGGTAGCCGAGGTGGCTGCCTCGATTGCCAAGGTGGGCCTGCTGCAGAACCCGGTCGGCCGGATGGTCGGCCAGAAGGTGCAGCTCGCCTTCGGGCACACGCGCCTGAGGGCCTACGAGAAGCTCTTCGAGCAGATCGGTGAGCCGTATGGGTCGATGCCGGTCGACGTCCGGGAGCTTACCGACGAGGAGATGTTCGAGCTCGCCGTCCGGGAGAATGTTGAGCGCAAGGACCTGACGCCGATCGAGGAAGCCCGGGCGATGGCGCGCTACCGAGACGACTTCCACAAGACGTCGGAGGAGATCGGCGAGCTGTTCCACCTCTCCGGGCCGGCGGTGCGCAACAAGATGCGGCTGCTCGAACTGCCAGCGGCCGTGCAGACCCAGGTGGAAGGCGGGCAGATCGGCGAGGGCACGGCCCGGAAGCTCCTGGCGGTTCAGAGGCTGGCGCCGGAGCGCATCGAGACGCTGGCCACCAACCTGGTGAAGGGCGGGTTCGACACTCCCGAGAGGATCTCGGATGAGATCCGCAACGTGCTGCAGGAAGAGTCGTTCTGCATTGTGGGCGCCTGGGAGGCGAAGCGTGGCGGGGATGACGATGATCCCGATGGCAAGGTGCGCGCCGGCAAGGGGCTTTGGCCGCTGGGGTGGAAGGCGGCGGTCGAGAAGCCGACTGCGGAGAAGCTCCTCAAGCTGCTCCCCGAGCGCTTCCAACCGACGGATGTCCTGAACATCGAAGATGCGGTCCCCAGCGAAGACAAGGCGGTCGCCGAGATCATTGAGGCTCTCGCCTCAGGTACCGACGTCGACGGCGTCGTGAAGTTGTATGGCCTGTCGGCGGATGCGGCAGCGTGGATCCGCCAGTTCGTCGCTCCCCCACCGTGCAGCGCCTGCGAGTTCCACCAGGTGCTCGACGGAGCTCACTACTGCGGGATCAAGGCCTGCTGGTCGCAGAAGCGCCAGGCCTGGCTCGAGGCCGAGACCCGCAAGGTCTCCAAGAGGCTCGGGATTCCGGTGTACGACTCGTCGGCCGACGGCAAGGACACGATCGCCGCGCCGAGTGAGTACGTCGGCGACAGCAGTGGTCAGCGTCTCCACAGCTCCTGGCAGAAGATGCTCGATGCGAAGGACGCCAGCCTGCGGGTGCGCGGCAAGGCGCCGGCCTACTCGAAGGAGCCCGGCACCGGCTCGTACGTCGTCGAATTGGTGCGCGTCGGCAAGGCAGCGGCCGAGGCGAAGAAGCGGAAGGCGAGCTCGAGCTCGTCTGGCCAATTCGACCGCGAGGCCTATGACCGGCGGCGCGAGGCCCAACAGAAACGGGAGCAGGCGTCCCGGCGGCTGATCGAGCAGACGGCGCCAATCCTGGCCGAAGCGCTGGTGAACGGCGAGAGCGTCGCCGGGCTCGAGATGATCTGGGACACGTTCCGCCAGTACGGTGACCGGAAGCTGCCGGAGAAGAAGGCGCTGCGCGTGGCGGTGCTGCGCGAGCGAATCGCCGCCTCTGTCCTCGCCCACACGACAGGCTACAGCGTTCAGGAGAAAGGCCCGAAGACGACGGCCAAGCACCTCCAGGGCGTGGCGACCGCCCTGGGGGTGAAGCTGCCGAAGGCCTGGGACGAGATGGCCGCCGACCTCGAGGCGAGCGTTTCCACGGAAACGGCCGAGGGGAAGAAGGCGGCATGAAGGCGCTAACCCTCTGGCAGCCCTATGCCTCGCTGGTCGCCGCCGGCGTCAAGAAGATCGAGACCCGCGGCTGGCAGACGGATTGGCGCGGTCCGCTGGCCATCCATGCCGCGAAGAAGCGGATCCCGATCCTGACGATGAACGGCTGGGCGCTCCCGGGCCTCGATGGTGGCCAGATGCACCCGATCCTGCTGGCGCTACATCATGCCGGGCATCTTCCTCTCCCGTTCGGAGTGATTGTGTGCACCGTCCGGCTCGTCGATTGCGTTCTGATCACGGCGGACAACGTGCCCGAGTCACCTGAGAGGGAATGCGGGGACTACACGCCAGGGCGTTACGCATGGCTGTTCACTGACCTAGTCGTCCTCGAGAAGCCAGTGCACATCAGCGGCGCGATGGGCCTGTGGGAATGGTGGGATAGCGCATGATCTCGCCCCCGCTCTTCCCGGGCTACATCGTCAACGACCTCGCCGGGTACGTCCGGTACCGCGAGGCGGCATGGGCGCCCGATCGGTTCAAGGCGATTCTGGTCGCCCCCGATGGGATCCACAAGCGCCTGAGCCGCCGCAGCTGGGCGAAAGCACAACAGGCGGTCCGATACCGCTTCCGAGTGCATGAACGGATCCAGCGCATGAAGGCCATGCGCCCAAAGGAGCAAAGCGATGGAGAGCAAGATGGTCAGTGAGGTGCAAGGGATCGTGTTGACGATGGACATCCGGGAGGCCCTGCGCTTCCTGGTGGACTCGGGGCAGGCGCAGGAGCACGTGCGCGGCCAACTGGTAGGTCACAGCATCGACGTTCCGGAGGGCAACGGTCGGCCGCGCAAGGCGCGGGCCGCGAAGGCCGGTGAGACCAAGTGCAATCGCTGCGGTGGGGAGTTCAAGAGCGTCAGTGGCCTCAATCACCACATCACGGTCATGCATCCGGAGACGCTGAAGGACAAGGTCTGAGACGCAGGCCTCTGCCCGGCTACGCGACGGGATCTCGGATGCCGTGAAGCTGACTGGACCAGCCACCCGAAGAGGGGTCGAGCTCTGAGCAAGCCGACGGCGATCGGACCCGGCCCGCCATGATCCCTGCCCGGCGGAACACTCGAAAGGGTGCGGGCGGGATCCCCCAAGACCTAACGGCGCGGGTGTGGCGACTGGGCGGAGGCCTTTGGAGACGCAATGGACCATGAGCAAGCATTGCAGCTGGCGATAGGACTGCGACTGGCCCTCGCGCCCGGCTGCACGCGGATAGAGATTGCCGGCAGCGTCCGCAGGGAGAAGCCCGAGCCGCACGACCTGGAGATCGTGGCCATCCCCAGGACCGAGTTCGTCCAGACGGGCAATCTCTTCGGAGAGATGAGCGAGCTCGAGCTGGACCACTTCGAGCCGGCGCTGCAAGCGGTGCTGGAGCGCGGCCGGTGGGAGTTCGACCCTGTGCTCAAGCGCAATGGGCCTAAGTACAAGCGGCTGTGGCATGTGGGCGAGGGGATCGCCGCTGATCTCTTCTTGACGACACCCGCCGGCTGGGGCGGCGCGCTCGCCATCCGCACCGGCCCGGCCGACTTCAGCCAGGGTCTGGTGACGCTGGCCCTGCGGCAGCGGAAGCACATAGCCGACGGCTACCTGGTCCACGGGCACATGAAGGCAGAGGGCGGCTGCCCGAAGGGGTCGAGCTGCCCTCTCATCATCCCGACGCTGACGGAAGAGGCGTTCTTTCAAGCCCTGGGCCTGCCGTGGTGTGAGCCGAAGGAGCGGATGGCGGAGTGGCTGTGGACCGAAGCCAAAAGGAAGGTGGTGGCATGACGACGCCGAACCCGCTGAGTGAGGTTATGCAGGAGCGCGCCCGTCAGGATGAGAAGTGGGGCGTGCAGACCCACGACGACGCCGCGTGGCTGATGATCCTGGCAGAGGAGGTCGGCGAGGCGGCGGAGCACGTGCTACAGGCGATGCCGCGGGGCGATCCGTACCGACGCATCGTCCGCGGGCTGATCAGGCTGGGCCTCAAGGCTAAGGCCGCCATCGAGGACAAGTGCGAGATCTCCTACTCGCAGGGAGCGAACAGCCCGCATGTGGAGAAGGAGGTCGCGCAGTCGACCGCAGTCGGTCTCGCGTGGCTGGAGTGCATGGCGAGACGAGCCGCCCTCGCCGGGAAGGAGATGACGTGACAGAGGGGCAGTTCCCCATGCAGGATGGTCCGAGCATTCCGTGGTCGATGGCCCAGCGCATTTACTTCGTCTATGCCGACCTGTTCGGAGAACAGCAGAGCCTTGAGACGCTTGCGAAGCGTGGCGGCTTCGGTTGGGCCGAGATTCCAGTCCTTCGTCAGGAATACTACCGGAAACATGGTTGGTATCCGGACTGGACGGCCTCTCTGTCCCCTGAGGAGAAGAGAGTATGAGACAGATGCGCAGAGTCGAGGCGTTTGAGGTGCTGGAACAGCCGCATCGAGTTGAGGCGCGACTGACTTGCGGACACGTCGTTGAGAGTTGGGCCGGTCAGCACATCGGGGCACTGCGGCGCTGTCGAGCGTGCGAACGAGCAGGATACATCGCCCTGCCAGCGTCCCTGCCGCCCGAGGAGGAAGGCGACTGCCCGGCGGGCGATCCCGCGTGGGAGGCCGAGCAGGAAGCCAATCTGCCGCCCGAGGAGAACCCATGACCTGGGAGAGCCGAAGCAACAAGAACCTGTTCGGCTGGGAGAAGCGCCATCGCCGGGCGACCCTGGCGGCGCTGCTCGCATTCCCTGAGTTCAAACTGGGCACGCTTGCCCCGAAGATCATGGTGCTCAATGGGGGAGCTCGGGGTCCGTGGTACGTGGTGACCGAGCAGAGGAGGCACTGATGGAGATCGGCACGCTGTGGTTCGACGACAACCCGACGCGGGACCTCGCGACGAAGCTGCAATGCGCCGCCGAGTACTACCGGCAGAAGTATGGGCGAATACCCACGGTCTGCCAGGTGAACCCCGCAGAAGGACTAGCCCCCGATCGGGTGAGCGGGATCTCCGTCCAGAGGAGCACGAAGGTACTCCTGGGTCATCTGTGGCTCGGCGTTGAGGAGGTATCATGCTGATGACAGTCGAATGCGATCAGGCGCCGGATGCCTCCCGAAGCCAGGTGACGAGCCGCCCCTGGCGCTGTGCCTTGGGCGACCACATCCTCGGCGTCGTGTTGCAGGAGAAGGGGGTGCGCCGCCTCCACTTGGTGGCTGGCCACGTGATCACCGGCCATGCCCTGATATTCTGTGAGGACTGCGGCCAGCACAGAGAGTGGCACTCAGGAGCTGATGGGCTGGCGGAGCTCCTGTCTCGCAGAGATGCGCCGGCTGGACAGAGGGGGCTCTGATGGATGCTCACAGGGGAAGGTCGCTTGTGGTCTATGCAGCGATCGCTCTCGTCGGCTTGGGCATCGGCGCATCAGTCGGGACGGTCCACGAGCGATCGCTGCGGATCCAAGCTGAGGGTCAAGTCACTGAGATGCAGGCGGAGGTCGACGTCGTCGAGCAGGCCTTTGAGACCAGCAAGCGCGAGCTCACGACAATTGAATGGTGCCTCTCTGAGTCGACGGATCCGCTCGGTTGCGTCCGCTTTACGGTAGGGGCCTTCATGCCATGATGGCCGGCTAGAGGGGCGGCGCCCTGGCCCTCTGTGGCTCGGTTGACAGAGGTGCGCGAGGCGGCTTAGAATAAGCACGTACAACCTAAGCCACCCCCGCAATTGTGCAAGGGGCGGGGGCCAAGTTGGAGATGGGCGCCCAGCTGTTCCCGAAAGGGAGTAGCTGGGCGCTTTGCATTATGCCGAGAAGGAGTCCGAGACCATGTTCCTTTCCAGGCTGCCCGGATCTTGTTCGAGAAACAGGCGGGCACCTCTGCCAGCGCCACGCCGAGCAGGAGCGGCGACGGTACGAGCGAGAGCGCGGCTCTGCAGCGAGGAGAGGCTACGGCCGCCGATGGAGGAAGGTCCGGGTGCTGTTCCTGGCCAGGCACCCGGTCTGTGTCGATCCCTTCCGCGTGCACGGCCAGCATGGCGAGGTGGCGGCCGCGTCCGAGGTGGACCACATCACCCCGATCGACCAGGGCGGAACGGACGACGATGAGAACCTGGAGGCCCTGTGCAAGCCGTGCCACTCGAGGAAGACCGCGCAGCGCGATGGGCGATGGGGTAGGGGGGCATGAATCTCTGGGGGCCTGGAGCCGTGGACCGGCGGGCAGCCTCGCGTGCGCGCCCGCGTAATTGGGGAAACGGTGTCGTGGAATGAGGGGACGCAAGCCGAAGCCAACGAGGACGAAGAAGCTGGCCGGGAATCCCGGCAAGCGCCCGTTGAACGCGCATGAGGCCAGGATCCCAGCCGCGATACCGAGCTGTCCGCCGCATCTGATGCGCGCGGCGAAGACCGAGTGGAAGCGGATGGTGCATATCCTTTACGACGCTGGGCTGATGACCGATGTGGATCGTGCCGCGCTGGCCGCGTATTGCCAGGCTTACGGTCGTTGGGTGAAAGCCGAGCAGCAAGTGACGAAGCACGGGATGACGACGTTCACCGCCCACGGCACGCTGACGGTGAGCCCCTACGTGCGGATTGCGCGCCAGGCGATGGACGACATGCGCAAGCTCACGATCGAGTTCGGTATGACGCCCTCCAGCCGCTCGAGGGTGACGGCCGTCGATATGGAACAGATGACTCTGGCTGAAGTGCTCTTCCAGAAGACGGGAGCTGCGAAGTGACGGTGGCGATCCGGGCCCGCCGGCGGAGCGACGCGCCCAAGCCGATCCTGTACTTGTTCGACGCGCAGGCCGCCGATCTGGCCCTCGCCTTCGTCGAGGAACTCCTGGTTCATGTCAAGGGTGAGTGGGCTGGCCAGCCCTTCATCCTCCTGCCGTGGGAGCGGGTGATCATCCGCGATCTCTTCGGCTGGAAGCGGGCCGATGGCACGCGTCAATACCGCCGGGCGTACATCGAGATCGCTCGCAAGAACGGCAAGTCGACCTTGGCCGCGGCGATCGCCCTGCTGCTGCTCTTCCTCGACGATGAGCCGGGCGCCGAGGTATACGGCGCCGCGGCCGATCGGGAACAGGCGGCGATCGTCTTTGACCTGGCGAAGCAGATGACCGAGGCGTCGCCGGAGTTGAGTCACCGAGCGGAGATCTACAAGCGATCGGTCGTCGTGCCGGCGACGTCGAGCGTCTACCGGGTGGTCAGCGCGGACGTCAAGACCAAGCACGGCTTCAATGCTCACGGAGTCATCGCCGATGAGCTGCATGCCTGGCCCAGCCGCGACCTGTGGGATGTGCTCACGACGGCGACCGGGTCTCGCCGGCAGCCCCTGGTGGTGGCTATCACCACGGCCGGCTATGACCGCGAGAGCATCTGCTGGGAGCAGCACGAGCACGCCCGCCAGGTCCTGGAAGGCACCATCGAGGATCCCGAGTTCTATGCCTTCATCGCCGCGGCCGACGAGAAGGACGATTGGACGGATCCCAAGACGTGGCGCAAGGCCAATCCGAGCATGGGCGTGGCGGTGAAAGAGGAGTACCTGGCGGCCGAATGCCGCCGGGCTCAGCTGACGCCGGCCTACCTCAATACCTTCCTGCGCCTGCACCTCAACCGGTGGACGCAGCAGGATGTCCGCTGGCTGCCGATGGACGCCTGGAATGCATGCGGCGGGGAGATCTCCATCGGTGTCGCACAGGCTTGCTACGGGGGGCTCGACCTGGCCAGCTCGAGCGACCTGGCGGCATTCCTTCTGGACTTTCCCCCCGGCCCCGACGACCCCGAGCTGCATCACTGGCTTCCGTTCTTCTGGATCCCCGAGGCGAACCTGTTCGAGCGGGTGCGCAAGGACCGTGTCCCCTACGACGCCTGGGCGCGGATGGGCCTTGTAAAGATCACTCCCGGGAACGTGATCGACTATGCCACCATCGGCGCCGACATTGTTGAACTGGGCAAGAGCTTCAACATCCGGGAGATCGCCTTCGACCGGTGGGGGGCCATCCAGATGAGCCAGCAGCTCGAGGCGGCCGGCTTCACGCTCGTCGCGTTCGGGCAGGGGTTCGTTTCCATGAGCGCCCCGACAAAGGAGCTCCTGCGGCTAACACTCGACGGGAAGATCGCGCATGCTGGTCACCCCGTGCTCAGGTGGATGGCCGACAACCTGATGGTCGAGCAGGACTCCGCCGGGAACGTGAAGCCGAGCAAGAAGAAGAGC